AAAGGGTACTAAAGAACTCCTTAATGCCATTCCAAACAGTCTCAACTGTTGTCTTAATTCCTTCCCAAAGGGTACTAAAGAACTCCTTAATTCCATTCCAAACTGTTTCGACCGTTGTTTTGATACCTAACCATAAACCACTAAAGAACTCCTTAATTCCATTCCATACTGTTTCGACAGTTGTTTTGATACCTTCCCATAAACCACTAAAGAACTCCTTGACACCATTCCAAAGGTTTGTTAAAAACTCAACAAAAGATGACCATATCTGTTTACCCTTTTCAGTTTGTGTAAAGAAATATATTAAACCAGCAACCACAGCTGCAATCGCTACCCCTAATAATATCATCGGGTTAGCCATTAATATTTTGAAAAATCCAGCTACACCCGGTTTGAGAAAATTAAATACAGACTGCAACCCGCTAACTGTACCTTTAAACACCTTCATAACTGTATCAGCATTTTTAATCTTATCAATTAGATTTGTAACCCCATTAGCCGCTTTTAAGGATAATAACAATCCAATTAAAGCTGATAATATAATTTTCAAAATCGTAGCTGCTGTTTCATTTTCTCTGAAATAATTAGTCAAACCTTTCACAATATCAGCCGCTGTTTTAACCCAACCAGACAGTGTTTCAAAACCAGCACTTAAGCGTTCCGCAACCCCCGCAGTATCATTTACACCAAGCAAATCTTGAATAAAATTTAAAACACCACTCGCCACATTTTTTAAAGCTTCATACATAGTACTTAATGCACTTTTTATGTTCTCGAAACCGTTAATTATGTTACTAGCAGTTCCCTCATCAATACCAAAAGACTTCATTAAGTCTACAGCACCTTCTTTAGACAAGCTACCCGTTAAAAAGCCAATTACACCCTCGAAAGCACCTCGAATACCGTTCAACATTGTTTTTATCTTCCCAACAGTTTCTTTTCCTAAGATACCTTCTAGCTGATCAGCTATTCCACTTAACGCTCCAAAGACCAATGCGGGAACACCTTTTAACAAGTTACCAATCATTGGTAATAGATTACCAACTAAGAACGTTGATACAGTTTGACCTAATTGCTCTAATGAGGGTTGGATGTCCTCACCCAACGCTAACTTACCTAACAAGTTAGTAAAAGCAGCTTTCATTGACCTAAACGACCCTTGTAATGTTGAAGCTGCTTCTTTAGCTGTTGTTCCTGTAATTCCTAACTCACCTTGAATTACGTGAATTGCCTCATAAACATCGCTTAAATTGTTAATATCATATTTAACACCTGTTAATTTTTGAGCGTCTGCTAATAGTCGCTCCATTTCTTGTTTTGTACCACCATACAGTACCCATTCGTTACAATTCGTTAAATTGTAACCGCCTTAAAGGCTGCTTTAAGTCACCTTAAAGATTAGACTATATCTTGCACATCTAAATGTACCCTAGCGCTTCGACTCACTTAAGTCTACTCTAATCCATTGAAAAACCCTTGTTTCTCTGTTTCGATAGTCGTTACACCTTCCAATTCCTAGGCTTGGCACGGTATTGTCTAAGCCGCTAATCTTAGAGTTCCACCGTTTTCACTAGGTTTATACTCGGCTATGGATTTTCTACCGAGTTTTAAGTTATCCAACATCGTATAATTTTTCTTAGCGAAACCTTGATATGCGTTTTGAATTGACTCCATAGATGTACCCATCTTATTAGAGTTATCCGCCATATCAATCATTGCCATATTCGCAACCTTCGCAGCTTTAGAGGTATCACCACCTAAAGAACTAATTAAACTAGCACTAAAACTTGTTACGTTCTCCATATATGCGTTAGCAGATAAGCCTGTTGTCTTATACGCCTCGTTCGCATACTGTTTTACCGCGTCAGCATTGTTTTTAAACAAGGTCTCAACTCCACCTAAAGACTGCTGTAACTTACCACCCTCAAGGATGGAGTCTTTTATTAATGTTCCTATACCAGCAGCTACTATAGCACCTTTTATAGAAGACATTAAACTATTCCCAACATTCTTACCAGCTGGAACAATATCACCTTGCATCTCTTTTGTAATCTTTTCAGATATACCTTTTGCAGAAGGTAATATCTGTATATATGCTTTACCTAAATTAGTAGCCATATATTACCCTCCTTCCTTCAATATTTTATCTTTCATAATCTCAAACTCCTCGCTAGTTTCGAAAGCTACACCTTCATTTACCTTAGGCGGTTTATTTATGCTTTCAAGAATCGACTTAGGTTTATTACGACCTTTTGAACCATCTTTTGTTTTAGCCCAAATCAAAATACCTAACCTATCAACAATGGATGCTAACAACATTGAATCCAACTTAACTTTTTGACCTGACATTTTTAACATAATTCTTGCACTATCCCTTAAACCACCACAAAAAATAGCCACCTGTAATGGTGGCATATTTTTATAATCGTAAATTCCGTAAGTTTCCGCTAAATCGCATATAACTGCATCTTCATCAAGCTTCAACATACCAGCGAGGACGACTAGTTTTTTAACTTAGCTTGAGCCTCAAATATATCTTGTAATTCTTTTGTGATTTTTTCCGTGTTAATTGTACCATCTTTCTCTCTAAGATGATTTTTTAATTTATTTGTTTGTTCTTTACCTAAAAGTAATTTTAGAACTTTTGGTAATACTAATGGGTTTTCCTCCATCTCTCCTAAAACCTCAACTAATTCATAGTTGTTTAAATTGTTAACAGGAATTGAGTAAGCAAACCCACTCTTAGTTACTCCAACCAAATCTTTCATGTTCTACCTCCTAATTATACTGTACCCTTTTTAATATATTCATAGTGAGTATTACCACTAGCATCTGGAAAGGCATTTAACGTTGTTTCATAACCAACCATTTCAGAATCCGTATAAGTTATTTCCCCAACTTCTGTTACTTTTCCATTAGGGATAACGATACGTTTTAAAATACCACCTTTAAGAATCATCTCAATAACAACGCAATGTTGCTCTAACTCTTTTGCATTGGCTTTAATCGTGATACCTGTTGTTACATCACCTGTAACGTTATCCGATCCGTAAATCTCTTTTAGTACGTCCACGTTTAATGACTCAATTAACGTGTAAGTGAATGTATCTGATTTCTCTGTTTGCACAGTGTCAACAATATCTCCACCCCATGCTTTTAAATTTTCTGTCTCAGCCGTGTTTTCGTTTGTTAAACCGTCCTCTGAAACGTACCCTAACGCTTTGAACGCTACATTTAATTTTGTTGTTGCATCCTCTGGTAATGCTGTACCAAGAGGTGCTGAATAAATAGCACCACCTATCTTAGGTTTTGCTGCTGTTACATTTTGCACATCTGCCATTTTCTATCTCCTTTTATTTAATAATGTTTTATATCGAATACCGCTTGGTATCTGTACTGTTTAGTTTCTGAATCGGTAAAGTTATAATCACTATTTAACCTAACTCCTGAAACTTCATCGACATATACCAATTGGTCTATTATTTCTTTAATTTTCTCATTTAATTTTGCCGCCTCATATAATGTTTCGGCGTAACTTTGAATTGCTATTACTGACGAATTTAATAAGTTATCTCTTTTACTACTAGTTTTTTCAATTAAAATATATCGTTTAGGTAAGTTTGGTTGGTGTTCCAATACCACAGGTATTTCTACTTTCGTATCTAAAAATTTTTTCAATGTTAATTCTATCATTGTCCTAAAGCCTTTAATAAGGTGTTATTTTTGTTATTATCTCGTACAGCACCTCGTGTCATAGCTTGAACTCTAACTGTAGTTCGGTTACGACCCACAACGGTACTTGTTTCATACCCTTTTCCAGCATTGTTCTTGATTTTATTTGCCTTAGCCTCAAGAATAGCCGTCATTTCTGGGCTTTTCATAAGTTCCGCTACACCAGCACGATTTAATATAAATTTGTTACGCATAACGTTCCACCATCACTTTCTTGTGCCATTTTAGAGGTATCATTGACTCAATTCCTTGTTGAGCAATTCCTATCGTTCTCCATTTTTTACCAAAAAAGATTACCTCTTTATTTTCCCATTCGTTAGTATCCCCTTTAGGAATACCCAAAATGTATTCAGCTTTCTTACCAACCAAATTCACGCTGTTGGTAATATCATCAGTAGACGCAGGCGCAACAATCACATCTTTAACCCTTTTCTCTTTATCAACAAAAATAGGATGACCAAAATCATCTACACCGTTTTGAATTTTATCAATTAATACAATATCAATTCCTTTAATTAATACCATAAAAATCAATTGCTCCAAATCTTTGTCTTTTAAGCCCTAAACGTTTTAATTCATTATCTTTTATGAATAACCCACCACCAGGAACTAAAAATGAGCCTGATACTGAATACCCAAGAGCTGACTCTGAATATTGAGTCATTGGCTCTTGCCTAGTAGAAGTCATTAATGTCCTTGCTACTATGTCAACCAATACCGATTTAACTACGTAAGCATAACTTTCATCCGCTTGAACCATTAAATCAAGGTCTTTCTTGACTTTCTTAGCTTCCACACGTAGAACGTGTGAAACTGTAGTTAACAGTTCCTCAGCACGTTCCTCTTCGTCACTTTCTAATGCTCTCCAAAGTACACTTAAATCATCAACCGTAGCAAAGGGTTTTAATTCTGACATTAAAACACCTCCTATTTCTCAGGTTCTACTTCTTCAACCTCAACCTTTTTAGGTTTTTTAGGTTTCTCAGGAGCTTCTACAAGCTCCCAATCACCACTTAGTTCACTCTCGGTTTCAACAGTAATACCTGTTTCCTTATTTATGTAAACCTTCATAATCTAACTCCTATTATTCTTCAACTACACGAGCGAATGCTTTTTCATCAAGGATGCTCCATCCAATGTAAGCCTCCGCACGTAAGCAAATTTCGTTATACGCTTTAAGGTCACGACCAGAACCATCTGGGTCACCATATTCGATAATTTCCATTGGGATATTTTCAGCGTAACCCCATTTGAATGCATTTTGGAAATCCCCAACTACTGCATGGTCTGCCTTACCACCGTCAGCTTTTTTAACTGCTAAAGTTTTATTTACGTCTAAGTCTAAACCAAAGAAGTTTTCAGGTTTTTGACCCATTTTAAATTCAGGGTATAAAGATACACCATTTTTATCTTTTACTTTCGATAATGATTGAGCAGCTAATGGAGATAGTGCAATACCAGTTACCTCTTTACCATCGGCGATAATTGTTTGAACGGCCGCATCTACGTTATCATCTACTGTAGCAGCCGCAAAAGTTACCACATTTCCAGTAACTAACCCATCAAATGAGTTTGTATCTTTGAAAGTACCGTCTGTTAATGATTTAGGCTCTAAACCATGTAATGCCGCAATATCGAATGCCTCAGCTATTTTCTTCGCAAAACCTTCAGCGTAGTATTGTAAATAGTTTAATTTTTTCTCATCTGACGCTAACATAAATTCATCTGTAATACGAGCTTGATAAACGAATTTAAAAGGTTTAATAATTTTAGAAGTTACAGTTGCTACACCAGCTTGTTTTTGTTCTCCTTCACCCACTATCTGAGCATTACCGTCTAAGTTAAATACGAATTGTTCAGCACCACTAAATGGAATTGGTTGCTGTGTTGATAACTTAGCTAAAGTCGAATGACCTTTAACTTTACTCATTATGTCTAATACTAACTCCGGACTAAATAATGTTCCTTTTTTTGTTGCTTTACTTTCTGTCATAATTTTTAATTCTCCTTATTTTAAAAAATTTTATTTTAAATTATTTAACACATCTTGCCAAGCTGCACTTACACCACTTTTAACAGGTCTTTCTACATCTGCAAGAGGTTGTTTATATGTTGGTTGACTAGCAACCATTAATGACGCTAGACGTTCAGCATCCTCAGTTAAACTTTCCTCAGAGTCACCTTTTAATCTATCGGCTAAATCAAAAGGTAAATTGTATTTAATAGCTACTTTCTGTTTAAGAGCTTTAGTTTCCCAACCTTGTATACCCTTCTCAAGTTCTGCTATCTTATTCTTATCATTACCCTCGATTTCCTTCTGTTTATCTAGTAACTCAGTTAATTTCAACTTCTCCGTCTCTAAATCTTGAACCTTAGCACTTAATGAATCATAATCAGCATATTTAGCTTTCACACGCTCTATACGATTTTTTATAATTTCATCCAATTGCTCTTGCGTTTCAATAATTTTAAATTCTGACATATTCTATATCTCCTTTTCCCGGTTTCCCCGACCGTTCGGTAATTTTTCGGTTAGCTAATACCTAACCCTTGTTTTTTTCTTAGGCTTAGCAATACTGCAAGCCCAATGCGCTAATAAAGCGCTATCTAATAACGAAATATCCATATCCTCAAATTGTGATTTATACCCAAATCCACCATTACTGCCGATATTACGCTTTTCACAGTTAGTTGCAACCTTTCTTAGTGAAGGTTGATTATTGTGGCATAGCGTTTTTTGGTAAATACCTTGCTCAAACGTTGAGTTAGCTACTACTATCTCTTTTACTGTTGGGAGTACAACTTTTTTAATTTTGTTATGTTTTAACTCCTCTTCAAGTACTTTTTGCCCACTCGCACCATCAACCACTATCTTCTTAATATCAGCTTTTTTCAAGAAATCTACAATCCACCTAAAGCCATTTCTAACGCTTTGGCAGTCAATTACCTCGACAAATACCCGATCATCTTTAGTTCTGACAGCTATACTCATACTAACATTAGCTCCATCATTCCCAAATTTAATACCTACGAATAACTTTCCTTTGAATTTTGGTTTTCCGTCAATTTTTAACGAATCCCATTCTTTTTCACTTATTACAGATTTTTGAGAGAAGGTCGGCCAATACCCAAGCCTCTGAACGTTGTGGTCTAACTTGTCCTCACCTAACTCCGCCTCAATTTTACGTTCTGTTAAATGATAACCTAATGAAGGGTTGGTTAAATACCAAGCCTCAACATCATCAATTTCCTTTTCTTCTTCCACAGACCACTCAGCCCAGCCCGAATATTTGCTAGTACCAAATAGACAAGCATCTCGAAACTTAGTAAAAACAGTACCAACTGATACTGGTGTTGGAGGTGTCCCACACATAATGGTTAAAGGGTTTGGGCTGTCAGTCACCGTATATTTAAGGGCTGACTCTTGCTCTAAAGTATACTCTTGAGCTTCATCAATAACCATTAAATCGAACCCCTCACCTAATCCACCATTTTTGGTTCTTGTTCGGAATTGAATTACCCCTTCAGTTGCATAAAGCTCAATACGCTCTTGACCTTTGGCTTTGATAGAGTTGAAATCCTCTCCGTCTTTATACCCCATCTTTTCTAAGTACTTTTTGACCTTTTCAAAAGATGAATGAGATGTGCTTATTCTATGTGCTGTATGTAATATATTCAAACCTTGGTGCAAAGCCCAAAG